AATTTCCGCTTTTTTGGGGTAATTTATCCATTAATTGTTCAATTATTGACTTACCACCGCTTGCTAATGTTTTTGCTCTAGCGTCATGCGGTAGCCAATGTGTACCATACTCATAGGGTCGTTCTTTGATTTGATTGGCGTAGTAAACGATAGGTTGACCGTGTGCTTCGTGGTAATCCAATACCCGAATCTCCCCATGTACGACCTGATACCACCAAATAGCCGTAGCATCGTTAAATCCCAAATCCCATGCTGTATGCACAGGAAACATAGTGTCGCACTCAACTTTAGTGATTCTGTCAGCATCCGTAAGTAAACGCATCTCTGTGCCGTATATAGCACCGAGTATGGCAGCTTCAAAGCTACACTCAAACTCTTGCTGATATTGGTCAATAGACATAGATTTCAAAGCATCGTCTAGTTCGGCTTGGGGCAATATCTTAGTTTGGCTGGCTCGTAATACCTTGCTAAACCAGTCGGTTTTGTTTATTTCAGCGTGTTGGTATATGTCATAAAAGGCGTTATGACCCTTTGGCGTACCAATAAACACCGCCCAACCCATGCGGTCAGATAGTAATGGCCTAAGTACAGCACCCCATACGCTAGGCTTCATATCAGCGTATTCGTCTAGGATTACCCCGTCTAAGTACATACCCCTAAGTGCATCAGGATTATCTGCACCAAATAAGCGAATTCTTGACCCGTTGACAAGCTCAACCCACAGTTCTGATTGATTATGCTTACGGTATAAAGGCTGGCTATAACGCAACAAATAATCCCAAGCAATAGACTTGGCTTGGCTATGGTACGGTGCAATATACGCATATCTTCCATTCGGCTTGTTTTCAAGCCCTGCTTTGATAATAAGGTCGTTAATACAGGCTACAGTCTTACCTGCCCTGCGGTGAGCAATAACAATAGACCAGCGTTGCTTACGCTTATGAAAGTCCGCAAATATAGGTCTTGGGCGGTACTTTAGCTTAATGTTAGGCATCTGCCCAAGTAATCTTTATATCGCCACCGTCTTGGCCTGTAACTTCGTTGACTTGGGTTTCTTTCCATCTAGCCCGTGTCTTTAACCAAAAGATAGCCGCAGCCGTATTACCTTTCTTAGCCTGTTGAAATAGCGTGCCAGCGATGGCGGCATTAGCGTCTATACGCCCCTCGTCTAGTTCTTCCTTGTAATACTTAACTAATGTATCAGCACTAATCTTTAGCCTACTGGCTATATCCTCATGGGGTACACCCAATGCAGATAAGCGTTTAGCCGTATCACGGTCTTCTTGGGTGGGTTTATGTTCTTTACCTTGAGCCATTTTTATAACTCCGAAAGTACAGCTTTTTTACCCGTAAAGTCTTCCCAACGCTTGACTATTACATCGCAATATTTAGGGTCTAATTCCATAAGCCTAGCTTTTCTACCCATCTTTTCGCAAGCTATCAAGGTAGAGCCTGACCCACCAAACAGGTCTAAAACTACATTATTAGGTTTGCTTGCGTCTTCTAGGGCTTTTTCAATAAGTTCTACAGGCTTCATAGTAGGGTGTAGGTCGTTTTTAGCTGTTCTTTTAATTTCCCATATATCCATGCCGTTGTTACCGCCATAAAAGTTATGGTTATCGCCAGTCCAACCGTAAAAAATAGGTTCATACTTACTCATATAGTCGCTATTGCTCAAGGTATGGTTGCCTTTATCCCAAATAATTAAGCTTCTAACCTTTAAATTGGTTCTTTCTAGCGATTTCCAGTACTCGCCTATACCTAACCTATAAAAAGTAATATAAAACGCACCTACGCAATATGCGTAAATAATTGAGTTAATAGCATCAAAAAAGTCTTCTGCTTCAGTCCTAGACATTTTGTCGTTTTTAATGCCACCGTGTTTAGCGTTAAAACTTTTAGAGCCGTCAGCGTGTATTCCGCCAGTAAAGTCCATGTTATAGGGTGGGTCAGTAAATACCATGTCGGCTTTACCAAACTCTAATAAGTTATCTACAGCATCCGTACTGGTGCTGTCACCGCACATAAGTCTATGATTTCCAAGAATATATATATCGCCTAGCTTAGTTTTAGGCTCAATTGGCGTGTCAGGTACGCTATCTTCATCGGTTAGCCCTTCGGCTACTTCGGGGGATAATAATGCGTCTAGTTCTTTATCGTCAAAGCCAAGTAGCGTTAGGTCAAAGTCTTGGTCTTTTAGCTCCTGTAGCTCTAGCGACAGAAAGTTTGTATCCCACCCTGCGTTTAATGCCAATTTATTATCAGCAATCACATAAGCCTTTTTTTGTGCTTCTGTCATGTCTTTAAGCTCAATCGTAGGTACTTTAGCCATACCTAGCTTTCTTGCGGCTAAGAGCCTGCCATGCCCCGCTATAACGCCTTTATCGCCATCAACTAATATAGGGTTAGTCCACCCAAATTCTTTAATACTGGCGGCTATTTGGGCTACTTGTGCGTCATCGTGGGTTCGGCTGTTTTTGGCATAAGGGATTAATGCCGATACTTCGACCTCTTTAATTTCCATACTACCTCAAGTGATTGATTTAGTTAGGGTAAATTCTAATACTAAAACTAAGTTTATGCCATCTGTTTAACAAATTGGTTAAAGTGCTTCATCAATGCGGCTTTACGCTTTTCACGCTTATCTTGGTTCTTTTCTAATGTAGATTGTTTGTGCGGTTGTAATAAGCTGTTTTCGGGCTTAATCTTTTCCTTTTTCCACATAATTACTCCATATATCTAAGCATAACTGCACGGTTAAGTTCATCGCCACGCAGGTTTCCAATGTCTTGCGAGCGTCTAATTGCTTGATTTACCGCAAAATTTGTATCAGGAAACGATTGGTATTGATTTGGGTTCATTTGTACATTTTTACGAATAGCCATGTTTCCGCTAAATGTATTAGGGTCATATATCTGACCACCATAAATTGTTGGAACATTGTAATAAGCATTAGCGTTAGGCAAGCCCAGTTCTTTTCCTTGGGCGGTCATGCTTAATTCGGTATGTGGTTCATAGCCTTGTGGGTCAAATACGATTGGGCGGTTTAGGTCAATAGGATAGCCTGCCGAATCTTTAGCTTGTGTTATACGCAAGATTTGAGCAAGGCGTTGTAAATCCATTACATATCTTTCATAGCGTCAGAGATTACTTGTCTGCGGGGTTTTTTAGCAGTTTTAGCAGCATCTTTAAAGTCTTGTGCGCTTGGGCGGCCTTCTTCGCCAGCTTTCTTCATACGCTCGCCTGAACCTTTTTTAATTCGTTCACGCTTGGCGTGGATATTGGCGTAAAGACCCTGTTTCATGCTTTTTCTTCAATGTATTTAGCGTAAGCATCTTCAAGCTTGGCTTTGCGGTTGCCTTTGGCGTATTTACGCTCGGTTGCTAGGGCTATCGCCAATGCCTGCTTCTTCGATTTTCCCGCAGCTTTTTCTTTCTCGTAGTTCTTGCCTACGGCTTCTTTGCTCCCTGACTTAATTAGCGGCATAATAATTTCCTTTTATTTCAAAAACTTAAGTTTATAAGTGGTACTATCAATCAGTTCTGCAATCGCATCAATTAGGTTTTGCAGTTCGCTGTCTTGCGGTAAATCTTGGCGGGCATCTGCCACAAAACTTTGTAGCGATTCCATGTATTTAATTGGGTCTTTGGGCTGGTGGTAAACGCTTGGGAAAGTAGTTATCTTTCCGTATTTACCCATGTAAGCTTCTGCAAAATCATCGGTTAGTTCGACAATTTCATCGTAATACTTGCCCAATGCTTTATGCTTTGAATAAGAATCGGTACTCCAATGGAAAAAATGCGTATTAGTCGCAGAATGTAGTAATGTGGCTACGAATAAAGCACAATTTTCCATAAAAACTCCTTGTTTTTACTGATTATAATCGTGTTTTGGTATTAAACCAATCACTCTTAATGCAGCTTCAGGTGAATCTACACGGCTTAGTGGCCCACCTTTCCAGTTCGCAATAAACTTGAGTTGGTCTTTGGTGAACTTAGCTTTTGCATCACGCTTGACTTCCATCAATATCGTTTCACCGTTAAAACACACCATCAAATCGGGTATTCCTCTGCCGACCATTGATAAAATGTAAACATCAGCACCCGCTTTTCTAAGGGTTTCTACTATTTGTGTCTGATTTACATCCACTTTACGAGCGTATGGCATTGATTATTAACAATATTCGGTTAAGATAAGCTAACTTTATCACGAATAGGGTCAGTTATGACTAAACCTCGCACTACAGATGAAGAATTTATAGCACTTTGGAAAGAACATCAATCTGTTCAGGTACTTTCTAAAATTTTAGACATATCGTATCGCAATGTATTAAAAAGAAGAAAAAACATTGAAAAGCGGTACGACATCATGCTTAAAGCATTAGACAACAAAGGCAGACCAGACATCTACATTCCTGACGACAATACTCAATGCGAAATTACGCTAGATAATGGTGTTATTCTTGTTGGCTCGGATTGCCACTACAACCCCAAATATGTAACAACAGCCCACCGAGCATTTGTGCAATGCGTCAAATACCTGAAGCCAAAGGTAGTCATATTAAATGGCGACCTATTTGATTTTGCAACAATTTCAGCCCACCATCGTATTGGTTGGCAACACCACCCTACTGTTAAAGAAGAATTAGATGAAGTTCAGGAAAGATTAGGCGAAATTGAAGATGCACGACCAGCAGGTTGTAAGTTAATGATTTCCATAGGAAACCACGACTTACGCTTTTCGGGCAAATTATCCAATGTGTTGCCCCAGTACGAGGGTATTAAAGGGTTTGACATAGCTGACCATACGCCATTATGGAAGTGGTATTGGAGCATTATGGTTAATAAGACTTGTATGATTAAGCATCGTTGGCATAACGGTATTCATGCGGTTTACAACAATACCCTTAAATCAGGCACTTCGTTTGTATCAGGGCATTTACACAGCCTTAAAGTAACCCCGTGGACTGACTATACTGGCACTAGGTATGGTGTAGATACAGGCACAATGGCTTGTGTCAAAGATAGCCAGTTTATTTATGCGGAAAATAATCCTTTGAACTGGCGGTCAGGATTTGCTGTACTTACATTTAATAACGGCAAATTAATGCCGCCTGAACTGGCAGAAGTGGTTGACGAGGATGAAGGCTTGTACTATTTCCGTGGTCAAGTTATGAAAGTATGAAATTAACGCCCAAGATACTAGAAAACATCTATGCAATGCTGTATTGCACAGAGCCGTTTTCGTCTTGGGAATTGCCGTTACCTGAAGAAATTAAGTTTGTTGTAGATTCTGACCCTGAAGCAATGGGTACATACCTTTATGACGATGGCGAAAAACACGCCCATACCATTACTATTTCTGATGCTCGTTGTGGGCATTTAGATACAGTTATAAGGACTATGGCCCATGAGATGATTCATGCGTCTAGGTGGAATACCGTAACCCATGCGTGGACTAAACACGATAAAACTTTTCGTAACCGTGCCAAAGCGGTGGCTAACGAGTTGGGGTTTGACCCCCTTGAATTGTGATGTATGCCGCTATTAAAGGTAGCGTTAATATGACGATGCCAAAATAAAGTGCTAGGTCATTCATTGAGCCGTCTTTCTACAATCTCAATTAAAGTATCGAACTCAACTTCGTAGTGTCTTTCAAAAGCTTTTGCTCCGAGTCCATGCAGACCTGTAGAACCTCGGTGATGCTCGGTACATAGGGGAAGAATTGGTGCTTCTGACCGTTTGCCCCCAAAGCGTCTGACATGGTGAAGCTCTGCGGGGGTGTCATTGATGCCCAAGTAATAGCATAAGACGCAACCAAGTCTTGCAATATCGTCATGGCGTTTTTTATCCTTTTTGTTCATTGGCGTAGTCGTACCATAGTTGGTAAAAAGCAACAAATTCGCTTACACCGTTGCCAATTTTAAGGCATGAGCCTTGGGGCTGAACGGCAAAAAAATTATCAACTTGTAGCCCATCGTCAGTATTGCCGTAAATAATAATGACCTGAAAGTTGGGTTGCCCTGCCAAAGCCTGTAATAAGCGTTTCTGACCATCGCTAACCTTTTCATTAGGGCGTTTCCATTCCATGACTAAAAACTTGCCCTTGCGCTCGGCTATGCCGTCTATATTGCTAGGCACAAAGTTAGGATTGGAAGGAATTGAACCTTTTAAGCACCCATAATCAATATGAGTCGCAAAAGCGTTACGCATTATTTTATTGAATGTTTGCATCTTGTTGGAGTACATCTTCAAGTTCTTGGGCTAAGTCAGTCACATCACAGCTAATCAGATAAGCCTGTGTGTGGTCTTGCTTTAGTTTGGCACTATGCAACTTTTTAATTGCACGGTTTAATTCTAAAAATACTTCGGCAAATTCTTTCATTTGGTTAGTCTTTCTATTTGTCTGTCGTTAGCTTGTTGGGTGCGCCATGCTTCAAACCGCATCTTGGCGGCTTCTAATTGCCACCGTAAGGCTTCTTTTTGTTCAACCGCTACACCGATGGCTTTGCATAAATCTTGATAATCTTGGCTACGGTAGGCTTCTCGTTCCTGTGCGCCTAACGATTGTTCCTCGGTTTGCGACATTTTGATGGCTTTTAAGCTATGCCGAAAGTTCTCAAGCTGGGCTAGTTCACCTGACGCTTTAGCATATTGCGGTGCGGTTTTAAATATAAAATCAATAGCTTCGTGCGGGTCATACTCTTTCATTTAATCGCTCCATTAATAATTGCCATGCAACAGCAGCCACTTGCGGTACTTGTCCGTTTCCAATAGCTTTAAGCCTGTCCACTCTTGCGGCCACCCCATCAGCCATTCGTAAAGGTTCGGGTTGATTGAAGATGGTATGTAAGTTCCATTTGCTTTGGCTGTTCTTGTCGCTCCCGAACCCCCAGCGTTGCCCCCGCCCGATGGTGTTGTCGGTGTTGGCCATATTACCCCTCGTTTCTGCATCGCTTTTCTGCTGTTGCTGCCCCCCGAACTGCCCGTTGTAGGTGTGTGAAAAAACTTTTTGTTGTCGGGCAACAATCCAAATTCTCTTTCGGTGATGTTTAGCTCCAATGTCTGACGCTCCCAACACTCCCCATTCCGCATCGAACCCCATGTTGGCCAAGTCTGCGAGAACTCGGTCAATTCCTCGATGAACGAGCATTGGTGAGTTTTCCACAAAGACAAATTTGGGTCGTACTTCGCAAATGACCCTTGCCATTTCTTTCCACATTCCTGACCGTTCTCCGTCAATTCCTGCTCCTTTTCCTGCGGCAGAGATGTCTTGGCATGGAAACCCGCCCGATACAACATCAACAATTCCTCGCCAAGGCTTTCCGTCAAAGGTTTGAACATCATCCCAAATCGGGAAAGGCGGGAGTATTTCGTCATTTTGTCGGGCAAGCAATACGCTTGCTGGGTATGCTTCCCATTCGACTGCACAGACGGTTCTCCATCCGAGCAGTTTTCCTCCAAGTATTCCCCCACCAGCGCCTGCGAAAAGAGCCAACTCATTCAATCCATTCCCCCTTATTACCTTTGTTACCTTTTTTCCATTGGTCAGCAAAATCTGTTAGTAATTCACTATCAAATTCGTAGTTTGATAGATATTCTCTAAACTTTGCTAACCCCCATTCTGACCGCCATTTACACAACTGCCTAACACCGCAACGATATTTATGTTCCTGCTCATTCAAGTTCCATTCCTAACTTCACCATGCACTTGCGTTTCAAAGTTTCGTAAGTATCGTAGCCATTGCCTAAAATGCCAAGTTCTTTTGCTTTAGCTTCGATGCCTTGCTGACTAAACATCCATGACCTATCTACTTTTTCTTTGGCGGGAGTCATGTCTAAGGTGTCAGTCCAACGCTCACCGTTAATCCAAGACGCAGGATATGGCACAAAATCTATGTGGGTTCGTTTAAGTTCCCAGTATTTGATGTGGTTTGGTAAGGCTTCCAAAGCTTCTCGCTTTTCAAGCTGGGATAACTTCCCCCAAGCAGATTCAGCCTTTTTTTTAGCCACTTTCTTAGGCCACACTTCCCAAAATTTCTCAAATTCCACACTAAATCCCCCATTTAGATAGATTGTTAAAAATATACAAATACAAACCAAAAAAGTACATCAATACCGCAGCAAATTCTACTAAAAACAACGCCCAATCGTCTTGCTTCCAACCCGCTATGGCCCACATGACGCTACCCACAAAACCAAAAATAATGTTGGCGGGGTATTCATTAATACTGGTTAGCCCAATACCAATCAAACACAAAAATGTACCAGTCCATTTAAAAAGGCGCATCGGGCAAATCCAATTTAAGTTTATCGGCTTTTATAAACTGGTAAGTCCAGTCGGTGTAGGTCTGTATTAAATGCTCGGCTTCGTGTTTAGTCTTGACTGTACGCATTAATTCACCATGCTCATCATAGATTTTGTAATGGCTATAAGCGTTTATACGGTCATCGGTAGTAAATGTGGTCATAAATACTCCACTCTAGCGGTCATAGAATCTATACGCATTTGTAGCTCACGGTTTTTAAGATGCAATTCACGAATCATATCCGCAGCTTCTTGCACGGTGTAATCAACCTTTGTTGTTTTCATCAACTGTTCTAACTTGTCGGCCAGTTCTAACGGTGTCATTGCAATACTCGTGGTGATGGTGGGTTGGGTGGTGACATAGGCACAGTATAAGACGGTGTGCCAATCGCCCAGCCTTGCGGTGTAACAGCTTGATTAGGGTAAATGGTAATTGTTTGTCTTACCTCGTTGTTTACTATTTGAGCGGAATTACCCTGTTTTTGTACATAATAAGAAACATTACCTTGTGGGTCGGTCACTACATAAGTTTGGGCAAAAATTGGTGTAGCTACAAAAATTGCTAAGGCTGCTAAATATTTCATAATTCCCCCTTGTAAAACTGTAATCGTAATGCGTTATCAAATAAAGTTTATTAGGACTTACCCTAATGGCTCATAAATGTGGCATTAAACGGGTTAATGACCTATTTATGTTACTTATAGGTTTATTTATTATATTTTTGTATAACCTGCGGGTTTAACTATTCGGGTCGGTTTGTGAGGATTGAGGGCGTAATACTCCTATCCGTAGATAGGATGAATTATTCGAGTTCGGATGTTTCGGACTTCGGTATAACTAAATGATGGGTACTTGTGCTTGTTCAGGTCTGCCATTACCAAGACTACCCAGTTCCCCTTGTCTTTCGACAACAGGACAGTTCCATAATTTTTGCTCATTTAGCAACAAAAACATGGGGCTAATGCCGTTTCGCTTCTGAAGGATTACAGCCTTTACTGACGCAGCACCAATGAGGTCAGGCTAGACAGATAGAGAAAACCCCTTTGGGGTAGCTCTAAGTTCGACCCGCTTTAGAAAAGACCAGCCAGCCTTTCCAAAACGCTCAAAGCTACCCAAAAGGGTCTTGTGGCTAGTTTCTAATACAGGGTCGAATCTGCATTAACAGTATAACTTAAATTTTGCGCTCTGCAAGTTCAGGCCAAATTAAATGCCAAGACTGGGGAAACATATCCTTACGGGTTACTAGCCCGTGGCTTTCCCGTTCAATCTGTGCTGCCAGTTCCATCAGCTTACTAGCGGGTAATCCTTCGTTTTGCCAGCGATGCACGGCTTGGGTGGTTACTTTGAATCTGCGGGCTATTTTGGCTGGGCCACCGCATAAATGAATCATTTGTTTGGGTGTAAGTTTGAAGTCCATAAAAGTAATTTTATAGTTAAGTTGATATTTTAACAACAAATCTTGCACATGGGTAAAAAAAGGTTTATAGTAAAGTTACCTGACTACTCAGGCTAACTTATGGAGAAACTTATGGATGATAGACAAATGATGGAAGCACAATCTGAATTGGAATATGAATTAACAGTAATTTTTGAAGAATTGGAAGAAGGCGTTATTTTGAGTTCGTCACAGATAGACACACTTCGCTATGCGTGTGGATTCCCTAAAAAGACTAGGGTTACCCCTGTATTGGCTGAAGTATTTAACGATTTTTCTAATATTTTTGGGGGAAAACAATGATAGTTACAGGAAGCGCACCCGTGAAAGAATTTCAAATTGCACCAACTGGGTCACATTTGGCTCGTCTATACCGCATTATTGACCTCGGTACGCAAAAGTCCGAATACATGGGCAAAGTTAATATGTTGCGTAAGGTCAAGTTTTTTTGGGAATTGCACGGTGATGACCTAAAAACCGATGACGGCAAACCCTTAATCCAAACCCGCAATTACACGCTATCGCTAGGTGAAAAGGCTTCGTTACGGAAGGACTTGGAATCTTGGCGTGGCAAATCCTTTACCGAGGATGAGTTGCGGGGCTTTGACCTTACAAACCTATTAGACAAGTGGTGCATGATTACCGTTCAGCATCGAGAATCCAACGGCAAGACTTATGCCGATGCGGTAGCCGTAACGCCAGTCCCAGCCGTAGTTGCTAAAGCTGGCTTACCTAGTGGCGTAAACCCAACACTTCTGTTTGATATGCAGAAGTTTGACCAAGCCGTATTTGATAGCCTGTCCGATGGTTTAAAGAACCAAATTCAACAGTCGGCAGAATTTCAAAACAAGAACCGCAAAGTCCACAATGCGATTGAGGATGATGAGGACTTGAGCGTTCCGTTTTAGGGGGTAACCTTAAAGGAGAAAGCCATGAACCATGCGATTAAAGATGTGATTGAATCCAAATACACCGTTAAGACTTTTCAAGAACGGGGCTACGATGAGGAAGTACCTATCATCGGATTTGCCGTTGAGGACTTAGAAACCGTCATTAAAAGCGTGGTCTTGGCTTGTGCCGAGCGGGTCACAAATGACCGAGAACGCAAGGATATATTATCGTTAGCAAGTTAAGGGGGATTTATGTTAGTGAAGGAGAATACAAGTGAAAGTGGTCATTTCTATTTACCCAATGGCGATACAGCCTATCGCATCGTTGGCAAGAACGGCAAAGAAAGAAACACAACTGTCAAAGACGCAAGAGAACGGGGCTTATTGCCCTCAGTTACCACCATTATCGGGTGTGCTGCGAAACCCGCACTTGATGTATGGAAACAACAACAAGCCATACTCGCTGCACTTACATTACCTCGCTTAGACGGGGAATCGGAAGAAGATTGGCTAAGTCGGGTTGTAACCGATTCTAAGGAAACCGCCAAGCAAGCTGCGGAACGAGGAACTCAAATCCACGGCATCATAGAAGCGTTTTACGAAGGCGTTTACATCCCTGAGTTACCAACCTATGTCCGTGTTGTAGAAACGGCTATAAACAGCCATTTTGGGCCACAGTTGTGGGTTGCTGAGAAGTCCTTTGCCCACGGTGGCTATGGCGGTAAATGCGACCTCATTAGCCGACCCCATTACCACCCCAAAACAGAAGGCTTCGTAATCGACTTTAAGACCACCGAAAAGGATGTCGATAAGCTTGACACCTACTTTGACCACCATATGCAGTTGGCGGCCTACAGGCACGGTTTTGAGATGCCTAACGCACGGTGCGCCATTGTGTATGTCAATGCCAACGAGAACAAGGCTAAACTAATCGAGATACCTGAAGATGACCTGAGAATCGGGTGGGAATGTTTTAGTCATTTGTTGGCGTTTTACAAGGTAAAAAACCGCTTATAATCACAACGGGGTGGTAGCTGGGCTTCCCCCGCCCAACCTTCACGGGCTATCACCCCACCTTTACAGGGCGTTAAGCCGCCCCAAGAGGATGTGGCAAGTAGCGAGTTTTGCGGCTTTCTGCGTTACATGAAATAGTCCACCAAATCTTGCCCTGTCTTTTTACTCTTGTATAAGACTTAGGGTTTGTCCTAATAAAATAATATTGACTATGGGCTATACTGACCATGTTGTTTATCTAAAGGGGGATTTATGAAAGATGTTTTATTAGGTGTAATTGGGGGGCTGATTGCCTTTGGTATACCAGCAGTTGTCTATGTGCTATATACAGGGGGTATATCGTGAGTTACATCAATACCATTATGATGGGCGATACGCCTGTCGATGTTTACGGCACAGAATGTTCAGCAGAACCCGATGTGGGTTTGATGACTGACTATGTTGAAATTGAGGACTTAAAAATAGGCGGTGTTAGCGTCTATGAGTTGTTTGCGTCTTACGGTCTGTTAGACAAAGCGCAAGAATACATTAACGATGCGTGGGGGGGATAATGAACACACCATATAACACAGGCAAAGTAAAGATTGGGTGCAATTACCAAAAGCCACCGTATGTTGAAGAAGATATGGATATGCTACGGCTACAGTCTTATTTAATTCACGACCCCGCTCGATTAAAACGAGAGTATTGGACTAATAAAATCCTGATTTGGGTTGGGGTGTTTGTTTTAACTATCGCAATCTTGCAAAGCTAATTGTCTAGCTTCTTCGACCCGATTAAGCCATCCATTAATAAAACGGGCTTGGTCGGGTTTTCTTGCAACTATGCCTTGATAAAAGTCTGTCCGAGCGTCTGAAAACTTTGCAACCAAGTCTTTAGTATTTGCATCATTAATCGCTGCCCTAGTCCTAGGCCCGATAATTCCGTCAGCCACCAATCCGATAGCCTGTTGTAGCGTCTTAACGCTTCGCCCTGTTCCTGCATTAACGGCAAAATCAAATACCACATAGTCCAGTCCTTTCGGTAAGACTTCACAATAGGCAGCGTTCCAATACTTTTGTTTATACAGTTTACCGACCTTTTCGGGGGTTAAAGACTTCATATCGGCTTCGGATACAGGGTGACCCACAAATTCTTCCCAAACACGCTGGGTAACTCCTAGGTTGGTGAATCCACCCCTGTCCAAAGGGTCATTACTCACGCCCCCTTCATGTTTTAGCACACGGGCTAAACACTCCTCAAATCTCATTTCTTTAGGTTTGCCATGATACGGCTACCAAACAGGAATCCAAAAGCAATGTTGGCGGCTTCTAAACCGATGCGCTGTACATACTGGTCAACGGGTAAGAATAGGGTGCATAGTCCTACAACAATAACGGTTAAAGCCCCGATATAACGGGATGACGCCCTTAAATCAATCACCCATTGGCTAGGTTGTCCGTATGGGTTATCCAGCTTAGCAAGGGCTTCTAAACGAGCGATTTCGCTGTTATCAAGCTGAATCTGCTCGGCAATGGTGGTTGGGCGAACTCCACCGTTAAAACGCCCTATAAGCTGTTTAATGCCTTCTACCCCTACTGGGACTAAAGCACCGATGATGGTTTCTAAAATCATTTCTTAAACACCAAGTCAGCCATCCAAGTGACAAAGCCACCAAAGACGGATGCTGCGCCCATAATTGCCCAAAGACTTCCCTTAGACCTTTCAGCCATCATCACTAGCTTTTTGATGTCGGCTTCCATCGTGTCAACCTTTTTTTCCATTGTTTCAAATTGGGCCACTAACTTACCGTATTTGTAAGGGTCGAGGAAGTCATCAGCCATATCATGCTTTCTTGCGTACAGTTTTGACTGGCGACTTTTTTGCAACGGTTTTCCGTTTAGTCGCAACTTTTTTAACGGGTTTTGGGCAATCCCAATTTTTAAATACATCAGCCCAATACACCTTTTTGGTGTAGCCCATCTTATCGAATACCCAGTCAATTAGAAACATTTTGCACCTCGTTAGGGTTATTAGGCCAAGTTACTGATAATTGTGCCAATTCATCTACATTCGTGCAAGCATTGACCGCAGTAATAGCGTTTTCACAAGTAGTTCGAATTGATGCTCTCCATATGTTCCAATCGGCAGGAATTGGGGTAGATGTTTCTACCGACTTTACAACCATCCAATCGGTAGGCAAAAGCATGGTGTAAGCCGTATTGCGTAACTGTGCAATGGTATTAGTCTTACATTGGTCTAAATTTTTAGGATTGTTAATGTAAGTTAAAGACGCACCGTTTAGTTCTTGGCTAACCCAATAGTATTGTTGATTGGCGGGGCTATTGGTTGGTATAACTTCTTCTAAGCCAATCTCAGCCTTTTCTTGTGGCGTAGATAAATTTAACCAATTTTGTGGGTATTGAATCCCATTAATCTCAAAGGCTGTGCCTTCTTGAATATAAGTGTTCGTAGTGGTTGAATAGAACATAATATTTCCTATCGTGCGTTAGCGTATTTAAAGGGTGACTCACAAAATGCGGCATAAATGTAAGTGCCGCCATTTGTATTTAAATCTGAATCTGTACCACGAATTTTAAAACCATTAGATAGAATATCAACATCTCTGCCTGCTGTTGAATCTTCTGCGGCTGAAAGATTTGGAAATAACCCAAGACCAGCAGAATTGTATGGATTTCTTGCTGTATCTCGAATAGTCCAGTTTGCAGTTGTATCTGTTCGCTTAAACATCACATATCTAGGTCTAAACCCAGTAAACACAAAAGTTCCATCACTAGAACCATTACCTGTGTATGAGCCAAATGCAGAATAGCCAGCGATTTGTGCAAAGCAATAGGCTACAAATGTTGCAGATGATTGGTTTGTATCACCGCCATTTCCTAAAGAAAATACAGTTGATGTTGGACTTGTATTGTTCCAATAATTACTATTCGAATATGACCCTGCTGTGCTATTTAAAAGTGTTGCATATTGATTACCTAAACTTACATGATATACACACCAATTATTTGCGGCACTTCTTGATTTAACAATATACATAGATGGAGCAACACCTAAACCATGCCCTACAGTAGCACCACTTGTGCCATTACCAGTATAAGTAACAATACTAAATCCAGCACTTGTATTAGCACTTACTGTAGATGTAATAGTGCCTTGTGTATTGGTTACGGCTGTTGCGTTAGACGCCCGCCATTGCCAGCCTACATAAGCGTCCCCACTATAATTAACACGCTCGCCCAAACCGCCCGAACCTCTATTTAATGTAAAACCATTAGAGTTAAAAGCAGACAAATAACCAGTTGAATCGTTTGTTCCTTCTGAATCTGTTGTGTTTGAATAAAGCGAAATACCACTACCCCTAACAGAATCTGTTAATACATGGCGAGTTGATTGGCTTCTGTCTTTAACCCAAACAAAATCAGGCTGCATAGAGTTACTATTGGTAACTGATTGAGTTAACGCTCCTGTTCCTGTGTAAATTGAAACATCAAAATACTTATTCGCCTGTGTAGATGCAGTAGCACCAATCGTAGGAGTAGGCAAGTTAAATGTATTGAGTTCTTTGAACCCTGTTGGTGGGGTGTAGGCGAATGGTCTTTGCCCAAAATTGACTGATTGCGCTGTGCCGTTATAACCAGCTATAGATAAAACTTCTTCTACAGTTCCGCCAGTCCAAGTTAGTGCCGCACCAGTTTTAGATGAACCACTTGTAGGCACTCCGCTATTTTGAAATGTTCCATTTTTAGAAAAGTAAATAGCACCATTATCAGAGTCAATCGCAACACCAATTACATCGCCATTGGTAAATGAACTTCCATAAGAGGATGCTGAACCATTAGTTTGTTTTTGTCCATCAGCCATATAAATAACTGACAAAGTGGGGTCTAACATTGATGTAGAATACCCAGCTTGCGGATAATCATTGTTAGGTCTGCTACCATCTCTAGCAGTCATTATTCCAATTTGAGGATATACAGTAGAAGCATTTGCTGTTAATGTAACTTCCATATACCATTTGCCAGTTGTCATAGCAAAAGTGCTTCTAGAGTTTCCTACATTTGAACCGCTAGGTTGGCTAAGATTAAGATTTGCTCCAGTTAAGGTTGTTTGTGTGCCACTAGTTAGCGGATTCATTACCGAAAAATTACTAGCAGTAGCACTTGTCAGCGTAGGCACATCGGTCATGCTGTCATAAGTAGCACCGCTTGTAATGCTGATATTGTTTGTAGTCCAATAGTTTGCGTTGCCTGAAAAGTCTTTTCCTAATCCAGCATTGGATGATGTAGTTAATGCAGAGTTATCGGTAAATGGTAAATAAAATCCATTAGTGCCATATGTGCCTGTGTATTTAATCGGTTGCCATACACCAGTTGTTGAGGATGTAGCACCAAATGAAGATGGGGTTAGGGCTTGACCGTCAATGAAGTTTACTTCTGCTAGGTAGCCATCAAAATATTGAGAAGCAGTTGGTGTATATCCTATGTAATTAACTAAATTGTTATTCCATTGCAAATCATAATTTTGTGTTGGTGTAGCATAAAAAGTGCCAGTTATTTGTGTGCCATTTACATATATTTTTATTCTATTAGAGCCTGTTGCTTGTGTAGTATCAACCGCCAAAACAATATGATACCAAGCAGATGGGTCACGGAATGTATATTGCGAACTTGAAGTGTAAAAATAAGCATTATATGTTCCATTTGTGTAATCAAAAAATTCTATTGAACCATCAACAAATCTAAGAACACCATAAGTTCCGCTACCTGTGCCATTTGTATACGGACTCATTAATGCTTGATTGCCTGTTAATGAACCTCGTTTTAGCCAACCAGACCATGTAAAAGTTCTTCTGTTTCCAGTAGCAAATGTTCTATTTAAATAAGCAGAAGCACTAGCCCGAAAGCGTAGGGAGTTGGTTAAGTTATAACCTTGCGCTCCATTAGCAGTAAAGACTACAGGTAGGGTCATGCAACCCCCAAACTTCTACCTTGCTCGTATAGGTTTGTACCATCAGAGCGAAATACAAAGTAATCTTTAGCACTTGCGGCTGTTGATAAGGTAGGTGCAGTTCCACCAGCCCATTTAAATACTGCGTTCCAAGTTAAGGTGTTTGAGCCTGAGTTTTGGATAACAGCAAGGCCATAATAAGCACCGTTTACAAGTCCTGTGGGTGCGCCCATAGTGCGGTTAGATGATACAAAGGTAAAGGTAGCAACTTGAGCCGTATTCGCTGCCCATGCAATCGTAGCGGCATCGGTTAAAGCCACATTACCAAAGTATTGTTGAGCAGTAAAGTTAGTAGCAGTTGCTGGGGCTACATAATCTGTTCCAGCCGTGGCTGTAGATACCACACCTGATGTTCCTTTTAATACGCCTGTTAAGGATGTAGCAAGGGTTGTAGTGCCCGTAACCGTTAGATTAGTAAATGAGCCTGCGCTTGAACCACCGACTAACGCATCAGCATAAGACTTAGTTACTGCGTCTGTTGATAAAGTGGGGGTAGCCAAATTAACAATTTTGTTACTATTTGCGTCTAGGTTACCCGTCATTGGGGTTTGACCATCGCTTGCCAATGAGCCAGTAAGAGCAGTAGCTATATCACTAAGTGTGTTATTAGCCCATGTACTTGCAATGGTTGTGCCTGTAACTACGGGATTACCTGCTGGTAGCGAATATGTGCCTGAGCCGTTGCGGGACATGATTGTTTTCCTTTACCTTTTAATGCTATAATCCCCATAAAGGAGATTGTTATGCCGTTTAAAAATCCACACCCTCTTTACCAAGTTTGGCAAGGCATGAAGGCAAGATGCTATAACCTTAACAATAAACATTACCCAAATTACGGTGGCAGAGGTATTAAAGTTTGCGACCAATGGATAAACAATTTTAATCAATTTGTTTCCGATATGGGCGATAGACCGCAAGGTTATTCCATAGACCGAATTGATAATAATGGCGATTACGCTCCACAAAATTGCAAATGGTCTAGTCGTAAAGAACAACAACGAAATCGCAGAATTACTAAAAAAATAACGATTGATAATGTTCAATACCTTGTTTGCGATATTGCTCAAAAATATGGTTTTAAATACGACACTATTGTTAATAGAGCCAAAACTGCAAAAACTTTTGATGAACTTGTAGATAAAAAACGCAAAGTTTTTAAAAGCGGTCTTACGCTTGGCGGTCAAGCAAGCGGGGCTAAAAAACGAGCCATGACCCATTGCAAAAATGGGCATGAATTTACGGCAGAAAACACCCATATTTACAAAGGATGGAGAAGGTGCAGAGCTTGTCATAGAATTAGACAATACAATCGAACTCATTAACTGACCCGTTTCTACTCATTGATTGCTCCTAAATTTTTCTTTGGTTTTTTTGCGCCAGCCCTCATTAAAGCCGCTAATTTATTAACATCAGATTTTCTTATTTTTGTAGCGGCTACTCTAGCGCCCATTGCGCCCGCAGTAGCGGCAAGACCTAAAGGTGCGCTGGCGGCTGTTGTTAACAATGGAACGATTGAACTTACAGGGCCAGTTGGGGCAAATTTGCCAAAATAACGCAATAAATTTTGCACATTACCGCCCCTTGCGGCTTGAATAATAGCTTGTTGTTCTTCAGGGGTAAACATTCGCATTTTTTTAGGATTATTTGCAAGTTGTCGCAGTTGTTGGGTTAATGAATTTTCAGAACCCGACATACTAAATCGAGTTTTTTCGGTTTCGGCTCGCTCAAGCATATCCTCAAATATTTGAGATTTACTCAAACGATTGTATGTATCTCTTGCTTCTTTCCATTGCGCCAAGCCTTCTTTTGTGCCACCAACAATCGAGGATTCAGGAATGCTTGCCAAATAATCATCAAAATCATTTTTTAATTGTGTAGCAATTTTTCTTTCTGCTTTCTTTTGAGAGCCTTGCAAATCACCAATCATAGTGCGCAAAGCCTTTAATTTATTAAAATCTTTTGCAACAGTTGGATTTTCCAGTCTTTTCATGACAATAGCAATGTCAGGATATAGTTCTGCATCGTATCCAATATCTTCTAATGACCTGCTAATTTGTTTCATGTTATTAGCAAAATCTTTGGGGTCAATTTCAACACCGCTCTTTTGCGCTGTATTAAATAATTTGTTTGATTGAGCTGCAAGTGTTTCAGAGCTTGGCGCATTAGCAATTCTAATTTCAGTTTCAGATGGAGTTCTGCGTAACGCTTCTGCTACTTTTGCAGGTGCTGTTTTAACAACTTCAGGCACAGCTTGAATAGCTTGACTTACAGGCTGTACAACATTTTGTCTAACTATAGGTGTTGCTGTTGAAGCCATGCGAGCATAACTTGGCAACATTCCTGTAGTTGGAATAATAGGGGGCAATTTAGCGGCTTCTGCTACCTGACCAACATCTTGTAAAAACTCTTGGGCTACAGGGCTTGTAGGCGTGTAAGTCATGCGTCTAGCTAAATCACTTTGGGCTTGTTGGCCTACTTGTACCCCTTGTTGTGTGCCAAACTGAGGGCTTGTAGCCGACTTATACACACCGTATGCAGAACTTACAGGGCCTGCAATAGCAGCAGAACCAACAGTCAATGGCACTTCGTATAGAGCTTTTACCCTATCCATCATTGTGCGTTTTGGTTCAGCTTTTGGTTCAGGTCTTGGTGTTTGGCTAACAACTGTTGGCACATCTGTGTTAATAATGTTTGAGCCTAAAACTTGCTTAGTTTTTGGGTTATACAGTTTTTGGGCTTGAGCAATAACTTCTTCTTGAGTAGCCCCAACAGGGCCAATCAATGTTATTTCTTTACCGTCAGGGGCAACGACTGTATATTCTTTTTCAGCCATTATTTAACTCTCCAGCCACCTTGTTGAGTTTGTGCTGGCATACCAGCCCGTTTACGAGCCAATTCCATACCTTTGGTTACATTTTCTTCAAACTCTCTAGCTGCTTTAATAAACTCAACTTCAGATTGTGCCAAGCTCATTCTGTTTAAAGCTGCTGTTGCTTTAGCACCTTCTTGCTCAGTAATTTGACCTGCACCTCTAATTGTTTCGTAAGCTGCCAAGAATGTTTGACCGCCAATTTGTTTAAAGCGTTCTTTAAAATCAGTTGTAGAAGTTCCAGGAATAAAGCCAGCAGCACCAAATCCACCCGTGATTCCGCTAACACCAACAGCAGTATTAAATCCTTCATGTGGTGCTATTTTGCCGTACTCAATCCGTTCTTTGCCAGTTTTAGGGTCTTTTACAACTTTTGCATCACCAATTAAACCGTTAATGTTATTAATTGTGTCTTGCATAAAGTTAATTGCCGCAGGAGCTTTTTCAGCATATTCTTGTTGGCGTTTAGCCTTATCAACATAAATTTCTTTATTAGCTTGAACCCTTGCTTGTGGCGACATAGCTGGCCCACCCGTATAAGATGCTTGTGTCATAGTGGGTTGATTGCCAACAGTAGGTTGACCCATAGGTGTACTAACAGCTTGACCTGTAGGTGTGCTTACAGGTTGAGTTGTTTGCCCCCTTGCAACACTAGTTTGAGGTACTGCATTGGGGTTATACCATCCTTCGTAAGTGCCTTGCATAATATCTTTTTGAGATAAAGCTGGTTTTTCAGTACCCGCAGAAAATGGCAAATTAGGGTCATTAACATTAGTCCAACCATGTATTTCTTTGCCATTAATAAAACGAACATCTTTTTCCCATTTTGGCCCTTCTCCAAGTTTCTTAATAGAAAGTTGTTGTAAGGCAGGGTTATAAGCTGTAGAACCAAATAAGTAAGCAGCTTCAGGATTAGCAGGCACAGCAGGGCTAATCATTTTGCCTTTTACTGTTTCGTAAGTTTCAGTAGGAATGTCAGGCTCATATGTAGCTTCTTTTCCACGCAACAAATCACGATATTGTGTCATTTCGTTTGCATATTGTTGGCGTAATGCTTTAGCTAAATCTGCTTGTGCTTTGTCACCTTTTTCTGCTAGGCGTGTGCCTGCATACATTTGAGCCAAAGGAGCAGCGTATTGGAAAAAGCTAGGCGCAACATAACGACCGCTTACCATTTGACCTGACGGCATTTGTTGACCTTGTTGCATAAGCAACTGAGCCATTTGCTGTTGGCGATTTAACGCCTGTTGCTGTTGCAATATTTCGGGTGGCACATTACCACCAACATTAATCATCGGTAATTGTCCATTAGCCATAATTAGTCCATGCCTGAAGTCATTGTTGGTACAACACCTTGACCGCCATAACCATATACATTACTTGCACCATATTGATTCATAGCAGATTGGGCATTAGCGTAAGGGTCTGATTTTTGTCCTTTTCTAAGCATCATTGCCATAGCCATAGGATTCATGCCACCTTGAGCGGTTTGCCCAGCTTGTTGGGTCAGTCCTTGAGCCTGTTGCATTGCCATATTTTGATTGGCTTGCTGTTGGGCAATATTTTGATAGTATGGTGATAACCCACCTAAATCTTGGGTTTGTGGCATTTGCATAATGTATGGGTTGTAAGCGTTCATGGTATTAATCCGTAATCTACGACCTTATAGCCGTCATCTAAAGTCTTAACTGCAAATGGGTAAACTTGTTCTACTTCGTCAGCCATAACGCCAACATGAACGCCATGACCAGCATACTCACGGTCTTTAAATTCATCTTTGTATTCAAAGCTATACAAGGTCAAGCCATTCTCTAATACGCCCACTGGTTTAACATTTTCTTTAGTGCGTGGGTCACACATCATCATTGCAGCACCACCTAAACCAAATAAACCTTGATTTAGATTAGCTTGTGCGGCTTGTCTAGCGTTAAAGTCACCCATAGCAGCGTTATATTGCATACCAGCAGCACCTAGTAAATCAGGGCCTGCGGTAGTCGCTTGTTGAGCAGAATTAACAAATTGTGGGCCTTGCACTTGTGCGCCTGTACGAACAGCAGATAAGGTGTTAAGTGGCTCATTACGCAAATACGCTTGTTCTTGCAAAGCGGTTTGACGAGCTTGTTGACCAACACCAAAACCTTGCGTTGTGGCGGCAGCTAATAGGTCATTTTCTCGTTGGGCTTGCATACGCATAGCGTTTTCATACGCCTTAGAGCCAATATCAATACCTTTATTAGCTAAATCTTGTGCAAGTTGCTCACGCCCCATTTGTAATTGTGGGGCAAGGCGTTGCATATACGCTTCTTGGTAAGTCTGACTAGGATTAAATCCTGTGCTTGGCAGTTTGCTAACATCAAACGGGGTTTGTAGCATATTTTCTACATAACCCAGTCCTTTATTTGCTAACGCACCAAGTCCAATACTAGCTTGGTTTTGATAATCAAGAAGTTGTTGTTGTGCGGGGCTTAAAGTCTGCGTAGCAGTCCAAGTAGGGTTACCGTATGGGTCTTGCCCTGTAATAGCGTAACTGAGGTTGCCATAAGGCGTAATCTGATTTACACGGTTAGCCGCAGTAGCCGCACGAGCCGCTTCTAAATTACCTGTTGCTGTAGCTTGTGCTGCCCCCGCATAATCGGGGGGTGCAGGTGCGCTTGGCGCAGGCCCTAATCCTAAAAATCCACCACCACCCATACTATTCTCCTCTGTTTAAGGGGCATCGGATGTTAAGAAACCGACACTCCTCTTTACGCATTGCCATAATGACCAAATCACCACTCATGTGGGCATCAGGTATTTCAGCGACAACCTTAAAGCCCAAATGTCGGTTTAACTTTAGGGCATCCGTGTTATCAGCACAGATTTGCCCTAGTATAACGCTAAGTCCAAGTTTATTAAAGGGATAGTCAAAGACTGCCCACAAAAAATCTTTACTAGCCCAATTTTCGCCTACGCTACCTATATGAATTTCACACGCTTTTGGCATGAAATTGGTATAACCAGCGACAGCTACCAAATTACCGTCTTTTAATTGCCCTATACATTGGGTGGTTTTAGGTAGGGGAAAGTTAAGAATCCGAACCAGCCATTCCCCCAAATATCGCTGATTTTCAGTAATAACTGTTCTCACCTATAAGACTCCACCCGCTTCCATTACATAATCGGTTGATGCCCAATGAAACTCAATACCTTGACTTGCCACATTCATACTAATTGAACCTGCATAGCCTATACCTGTCACCCCTTGCCAAAACTTCGTTACTACAAGGTTTCCACCCCAATTTGTGTCATCCCATGTGGATATATCCCAAACCCCAATATCAAGGGTAGATGGGTTAAACGATATTTGATTGGTTAGCGGTACGGTGTCAAAATCGGTTGATATACCGCATAAAACGGTCGGTAAGCCGTTATCGGTCTGTAGAATAGGGCGTACTAAGGTAAAGCGTTTTTGTTGTCCTCTGCGGTCAAAATACGAATACGCTTGTTGTACAAAGCCGTTAATGTTGTTGGAATCGTCAGAAAATGAGTCATAAAAACGAGCTACATAGCCGTTTCCACCAAAATACATATCTTCTCCGCTTAATTCCCAACAATTTGCGCTGATATTAGTAAATCTAGACCATGATTTTGTAATGTTGTGCATTACATACTGTTCTTGACCACTAGTTACGGGAATATTAACAAGCAACATATTGTATTTAGCCAAATAATTGATTTGCCAACCATAATTAGCTGAATATAGGTCGGCTGCTTGGCTAATAGCGTAAAAAATCTTGTCGGTAATATTGATACGGGGGTCTAAACGGGTCGATTGCAAGCCTGCGGATAAGGGTACAAGACCATCTTGGGTTAGAAGTAGGATGTCACCACCGTATTTAAAGACGCATTTACGAGCAAAAGTCTGTCCGATGTTCCAAATACCCACTAAAGACCAGTCATTTGGGTCAGATGGGTCAGAACCCTTGTAAACAGCTACTTCACCGTTACTTGTAACGAATACGGCTAGGTCATCTACCCCGTAACCAGCGTCAATAGTCCATGTTCCCATTGCCTGTAGGTAACCACCCTTTTTAAAAATGCCACCAAGAGGAAATTCGGTGACTGCACCATTAATACTATCTACTGGTAAATACCAAAAGCTTAAGCTATTTTCTTGAACAAAGTAAAGACGCTCTTTAAACAAGTTTACATAAGCAAAAGTATTGCTATTTGCGCCAGTTATGTAGTAATTAATACTGTATGTACCTACAGTAGTGGCGTTTCCACTAGGAGCAGATGCCATTGTGTATGTAAAGGTGCTTGCACCTGTTACTGTAATGCGATAAGTACCATTAAATTGGGTAGGAATAGCCCCCGCAACAGTAATCGTATTGCCAGTAACAAGATTATGGGGGCTTGCAGTTGTTAAAGTAGCGGTTAAATTGCCTGTGCCACCCCTAGTAATGGTAGAAATTGTTTGGGCGGTGTTTGTTGTAGCACTTCTTGACCAGCGTGTACCATCATAAACGACCATAGGGTCAGTATTGTTGACAGCAGCCATAAAAGAACCGCCAGCAGTCGTGATAATGGCGTGTATCCATTTACCGCTTGTATTACCAGTTAGGCTTGAAGTGGCGGTTGAGGTGCTTGCGTCATAAATGATGTTATCGGTGGCAGCAAACAATTTAGTCGTTGTTGGACTGCTGTAGCTCATTAACGATAAAACTTGCCCTGTAATGCCCTCAGAAATTTTAGTGTAGCCTTTTCTAAGCGTTACATCCGTAGGCGTGGGGAAGAAATTGACCATTTGAACTGCGTCTAACGGGTTCATTTCTGCCAATGAATCCCTTGCGTTCCACCCCCCAATCGGGGATGGCAACGATGCAGTCATAGCCCTTCGTTGCTGTGGTACTGCCATGTTTAAGTTCCGTAGCCAGTGTCTGGGATGTTAGCGTAACCAATAAGCACTTTGCTTGGATATGGGGCAAAACTAAGGGTTGCACTACCTTTGTCGTTGGCTTTCGCTACATTTAAGTAGCGGAAATAGTCTTGTTGCAACGCAGTAGTATCAAACCCTTTAATTTGGAAATACTTAAGTTTTGTGCCTAACACCATCACCGTATCGTCTAATACAGTTGTGTCGTTATCAGCCGTAAAGCTGTTTTTAACTGTGCCTGTTGAGCTTCTAGCCCAACCTTTAGAACGATATTCAAAGCCTAAGTATTCTTGGGTGTTGTAGGGTGGCCAAATCTGAAACTGTTGCCCCAAAATACGCCAACGGATGCGTGGGCCTGTGGAGATATAACCCGACTTTAGCCATTGCCATTGTTGGGCATCTTCAGGGCCGAGCATTTGCCAATGCTTCGTTTTGTCCCAATGGGTATTGTCGGTAATGGTTTCAAAATCAGTTGGTAAGTCGTATTTGGTTTGTGAAAAGGTAAAAGTTACCCCCGTGTATGTGCCACTCGCTAATTGGCTCATAACAATAGTTGAATATGTGCCATCAAAAGTAACACTAGAAACATAGGTATCTTGATTGATACCTGTGCCAGTAATGGAATAATTGCTATTTAGGGCGGTGGCATCGCCTGTAACGATAATGTTGTAACTAGATGCGCTAACCGTATCGCCCACAAAAGTCTGCGCATCGGTGTAAAAACGATACTCCAACTCCAAGGCTTGCCAATCGTATTCTTTGACCAAATCATAGCCTGTGCGGTTCATTAAAGCTAAAACTTGTTGAACATCTTGATTGGTATTACCCGCAACATAGTTGGGAATAGCAAGGTTTAACTCGCTAGTGGTCTGCTGAACCAATTGGAGCATCGTTGATGACATAATTACGCTTCCTCTGTAACTTTGGGTTTTCTGCCTTTAGGCTTACTAACTGCCGCAAGTACAGCCGCCATTTGCTCTTGCATTTGTGCCAGCTTCGCATCAGTTTCAGCCTTAATTCTAGCATTTTCCTCTGCTTTTTGGGCAAGTTCTTGTTTTAAAGCGTTAATTTCTTCTGCCCGCTTAGTCGCTTCTGCGGTTTCTTCGGCAAGATTTAAGAAAGTCCGTGCCTTATCCCTAAACGCATGGGGTGACATACCCGCAATCATGCCAATTCGTTGTAACTGTAGGTCAGAAGCGTTAGCAATCGACTCTACGGTCATAAACTTAATGCCTTTGAGTTCTTGGGCTTGGGATTGGCTAATTAAAGGCCATTGTTCTACGGGCGTTCCTAAAATCTCGCTACTTGAATCTTGGGTAGCTTGATATTGAAGCCATTGACGAGGAAAACGCTGTTTATGGCTTTCCTGTGCGTAGGTATCAATTTCCGTTAGATTATCCCCAGCGACCATAATCCGTACAAAGTCATAATCTTTGTAGATGGGTCTGCCTGCTTCGTTGGATTCATGCTCTAGTTTGACTGCTCGCTTATAAAACTTAACTGCCAAACGAGAATCTGCGTCTTGGGTATCGCTATCAATCATTTAAAACTCCTTAAGTGGTTAAGGTACTACGGTTAAAGAAAAAGGGCTACCCAATTACGAGTAGCCCCTTGTTTTTACTACAATTTTTGATTAAACGCTAGTT